CAGAACAGAGCCTTGTATTCCGTTTGCGTAAACGTGCAGAAATACGTAGACAGATTCCCGGACGTCGAAGTGTTGAAGAAGGTGCTAGAGATCGTATCGCAGACTTGCTGGAAGAAGCCGCAAACGAAATTGAAAGATTAAAAAATGCCTAAGTGTTATCAATTGATTGGGGTGCCTGGTGCAGGCAAGAGTACTTGGATCAAAAACCAAGACTGGGCTCTAGGTCTGACTGTGGTTTCTACAGATGCGTTTGTGGAAGACCATGCAAGATCGCAAGGCAAGACCTACAGCCAAGTATTCAAGGACTACATGCCTACGGCTGTTGATTTGATGGCTGAACAAGTTGTAAGAGCTCGTGAGTTGGGTCACACTGTGATATGGGATCAAACCAGCACCACTGTTAATAGTCGCAAGAAGAAGTTTCGTATGCTGCCTGACTATGAGCATATCGCTGTGGTGTTCCGTACACCCGATCGTGATGAGTTGGATGTGCGATTGGCAGGGCGACCTGGCAAGCACATTCCCAAGACAGTAGTGGACAGCATGATCGCAGGATGGGAAGAACCTACCGAGGATGAAGGCTTCAAGGAAATTTGGTACACCTAAGGAGACAATTATGCCGTGGATTCAAAACGTTGCATTGAGCGATATCAGGACCGGATTTCATATTGACCCGGGCCCAAATGCCATGCTGATTCAGATTGTGGATCCGCCTGGCGATTTCCCCACACCCCTGTACCAATTCAAACAGGTGCATCAATTCCAATTTCTTGACGTGGAAGAAAGGGACGAAGTACTTGATGAAGCGATGAAGTGCAGTTATGAGCAAGCGGCTGAGTTGGCACAATTGTTGCAACACGCACTGGACAAACGCATGAACGTGATTGTTCACTGTGTGGCAGGTGTGTGCCGATCGGGTGCAGTTTGTGAAGTTGGAGTCATGATGGGTTTTGACGACACCGAAGCATTCCGTGCTCCTAACCTGCTGGTCAAGCATCGCATGATGCGGCACTTGGGTTGGACCTATGATGAGAATGAGGAGCCTACCATAAACGGGCAACCTTACACCTACTCTGCAGGTGGCATCATTTTGCCTCCAGATCACGCAGGTGATATTTGATTGAACGTGTGTTGCGTAAAAACAACACATGTTCGGTTGACAACCTGCCCAAACCCTGCTATAATATACACTTATACAGCAACATACCAGGAGTACACAATGTCAATTACTGTAGCTGAAATGATCAAGGCCTTGAGCGCACTGCCTCCAGACGCAGAGTTGGTGGTGACCGAAAGCGGTTACTACTCCTACAACGAGTTTGCAGACATCATGTTGCCTGAAGCATACACCGTGGAAGGTGTGGACTGTGATGCCGACAAGGGCAAAGTGGTTTATCGTATTGGTCACAGCCACCAAAACTATTAAGGGGAACACCTTGGAACAAGCCTACATTAATCTAGCCGTCATGTTGAGCCCCGTGGCCATCATGTTTGTTGCAATCGTCATCGCAGGAGAGTTTTAATGAGCGTCGAATTCACACTGGAAGGTCTTACCCCACGCCAGATGATGCTGGCTGACATGATCTGGGCCTGTGAAAATCAGGACAATGTCAACCGGTTCATCAAGGGCTTGCCCACACGGGCACTGCGCAATGAAGCCAAGACCATTGTTGATCTCATGGTCATGGCCGTGGTTGAACAGTGCTACGATGGCATCGGTCAGGACTTCACCGAAGCTGATCAAGTGTTGCAAAAATACAACAAAAAATCCGGTTGACAACCTGCCCAAAACCTTTTATAATATACACTTATACAGCAAACAGGAGCGCAAGATGGGCTATGCAGTTATCGCAGACCGGGTGGAAATGGACCAAATGCGCACCAAGTACGGCCCACGTGCAGGCTTAGAAGGTCCTTTCAACTTCCTGGGCCGAGTGTTGTATTATGACAACAAGGAAGGATCTTACTACGATCCCACTACAGATTTCTTCGTAGACCAAGAAGAAATGAACCTGCTTCACGCTGGAATCCTGGCAGTTCTAGCTAAATAACCCATTGAATTGTAGGGTTTTTGGTTGACAAAGCTACCCAAACCTGCTATAATACATACATGTTAAACAAAAAGGAGTTAGTTATGGCCCAAGCAACAGTCCGCATCAAGCAAGGTACATACCGTAACCAGCCAGTAGATGGCATGGTGTTTGAGCTTGTTCAACAATTCCAGCGCACTGCTAAAAAGCAGTTCGTTACAGTTCGCAACAGCGGACAGTTTCCCGGCATGCCCGAAGAGATTCGTATCAACGTAGACAGCGTTGGCGCATACGAATTTGTCACAGAAGGTACAGAAGGTGTTGCACAAGTCAAGAGTGCAGTGGCACCCGCAGAGACTGATGAAGAAGTAATGGCTCGTATCCGTGAGCGTTTTGAGATTCTTACAGAGATGACACAGGCAGCTACCACAGGTGACATCCGTGCTATGATTGTCAGCGGCCCTCCTGGTGTTGGCAAGAGCTTTGGTGTTGAACTGGAGATTGAGAAAGCAACCTTGTTTGACACCATTGCTGGACGCAAACTTCGTGCAGAAGTTGTCAAAGGCTCTGCTACTCCCATCGGCTTGTACCAAGCACTTTACAAATACAGCGACAGCAACTGTGTGTTGGTGTTTGATGACTGTGACAGCATCTTGCTGGATGACGTGTGCTTGAACTTGCTGAAAGGTGCTCTGGACTCAGGCAAGAAGCGTAAGATTAGTTGGTTGTCGGAGAGCTCGGCTCTGCGTCGCGAAGGCATCCCAGATCAGTTTGAGTTCAAAGGCAGTGTGATCTTTATCACCAACTTGAAGTTTGATCAGATGAAGAGCCAGAAGCTTCGCGATCACTTGGATGCACTGCAATCACGTTGTCACTATCTGGACTTGACTCTTGACACCATGCGTGACAAGGTGTTACGTATCAAGCAGATTGCTGATGACGGTGAGTTGTTTAACAGCTACGATTTTGAGCAGTGCGTTCAAGATGAGATCATTGAGTTCATGAACACCAATCAGAATCGTTTGCGTGAGATGAGCCTGCGCATGGCACTGAAGATTGCAGATCTGCGCAAGAGCTTTCCGCTCAAGTGGAAGCTGATGGCAACTACAACCTGCATGAAGTCAGCATAATTCTCAAGTGTGGGCGATGACAATAAGTCCTACAGTTGACAATGCTTTAAATTCTTGTTATAATACTTGACACCTGGAGAAACTTATGAAATATATTGCTTGGGCACTTTTGATTCTTGTACTGATTGCAATTGGTCCTTTGTTGACCATATGGGCTTTGAACACCTTGTTCCCAGTCTTGGCAATCCCTTACAGTTTGGAAACTTGGTCCGCAGTGATTCTGTTGGGCGGAGTGTTCAAGTCCAGTGTCAACACCAAGTAATGTACATCACCAACAAGTACAACTCGGTAATCATACCCGTTGAACCGGGTATGCTGGAATGGTTGCAGGAAAGATATCCTTACAGCCAATATAGAATAGTAACAAAGGAAAATTATGTTTAAAGAAATCTCAGCAGTGGTCCTAGGATGGATCGCATTTGTTTTGGTAGTAATGTTTGGTAGCTATTGGGCCTACAGTTACTTTGCACCCAAATATCGTGCAGTAGATAATCAAGTGTTCAAACAAAGCGAACAATACAATGACGGCATGATCCGTGACTTGGAAAATCTGCAGATGGAATACATCAAAGCAACAGCAGAGCAGAAAGATGCGCTACGTGCTATCACCCTACACCGTTTCAGTGTGTACCCCGAAGATAAGTTGCCTCCCAACCTTCGCAATTTTTACAATGACTTGAAAGCTGGAAAATGAAAGATATGATTGTACCCAAATGGATGGGCAAGGTAGTGTACTTTGCTCTTGGCTTTATGGTTTGTTTTGTTCTTGTTGTTACCAAAGGTATTGTATGAAAAAGATTGTAATTTTGTCAGCAGTATTGTCTGCATTGGCATTGTCCGCATGTGATGAAATCAAACCAACATCAACTCAAATTGAGCGTAGGAAGCAGGAAGAACTCAGCCTACAGTCAGTGACACAAGTTGGTATGCCGGCCATTGTGAACTTCGCCGAAAAGCGCATGATGAAGGACATCTTGGAACTGCGTGACAAGAATGTAGCCACCACTACCTACCTGGTGGGCATGAACAACCAGCTGACCAAAGTGTGCGATTCAATTGGTTATGGCTTGCCTTATGCCACACAGTACACCAACCCTAGTCGTGTGGTCTATGACCAAGGACACGGTGGCCAAGTTATTCCGCAAGCAGATCCCAACGGTCTCTACAGTCCTGCAAGTGCAGATGGTACTTGGGTCCTGTGCGTTGACCATAAGGATGGCAAGGCCAAACCGGTGTTTATTGAACCTCGTGTTATTGTAAGCCCGATTGCACTGCAATAAACATGTTCAATATTTTTAAATCCAAGGAAGAGCGCATGGAGGAACTCATGGATGCCATCAAAAGAGCAGGTTATGCACAGCCTGTGGAAGTTCCGATTCAAGACAAGACTGCCTACAGCATTGGTAAGACCGAGCAAGGTAAAGTTACATTGACTATAGGTGCTGATGGCTATCGCTCTACCTTGACCATGAATAATGTGGGTTGCCGACAACTTATACGTATGCTGGAAGCCGCAATGTTCGATGAAGAAGACGAAGGAGAAACACAATGACTGAAACTGTAGATCGATTTCGATTGGAATCACAGATTATGAATTGCTGGAGTGTGGTTGATGATTTAAAAATGTTGGCCGATCGCAATGAAGGCAGCATTGAAAATATCGAAGCCTTGGCTCGCATTTATCAGCTGAAGTTTGATTCTTTGTTCAACACTTTCGAGCAGTTGATTGCAAATGGTTTGGTTACTTGATGTATGGCAATATCGTTATCGTTGCCATTCATTGAGGATTACCTTGAGCTGATTGCAGGTTATACCAACGCACAGGGCAAGAGTACAGCAAGTCCTTTTGGCGGCATCGCCGCGACTCCATCGGCTATACGACTGGCACGTTACGATGTTAATGTGACCGAAAGTATGGCTAGCCAAACCTTCAATGGCCAGTCACTGACTGACAAGCAAGGCGCACTGGCACACAAGATAGTTTGCAAATATCAAAAGCAATTGCTGGCGCAAGGATTTGATATTTCTGATCAAATTGAAAATCCCAAGTTTAGACATGCTCTAAGGCAAATTGATCGTACACGCCGTTTGTACATAGATGGTGATCATATTGTGCTAAAGTTTGCCTATGACAAAGATCTTATCAGTGCAGTTGGTGCTGATGCCAAGTCCAGTCAAGGCACATTTTGTTTCAACAGAGAAGAAAAGTTTTGGGAACTGGGCTTGACAGAATACAATCTCAGTTGGGCTGTGGCTTTTGGACAACTGCATCAGTTTGTTATTGACCCCGAAGTATCAAGACTCATGCAATTGATAACTGACTGCGAGCAAGTTGATTATCGCATTGAGTTGACCACCAGCATGGGCGCGGTCACCATCGTCAATGCCGAGTCATCTTTATTTGACTATATTGACAAAAATCTAGGTGGTTTGGGCATAAATAATTTGCTTACGTTAGTGGACTATTCTAGTATACTGGGTTATACAGTTGATGCTTCGATACAAGGTGAATTGGTCATGCGATACCAACCCAGGATTGCCAACTTGATTCAAAATCACCAATGCCATTGGGCTCGCAACGATGCGGGCTCGTCAGGCGAAGATATGTTGACCCAAGTTGTTGAATATGCCACCTTGACCAATCGTTGGCCAATTTATATATACGAACCCGATGCCAGTGATCGGCTAAGGGAAACAGCAAGGAATATGTTCGCACCCGAAGAGTTTTATGACCATACCAACAAAAAATCTTCAAATATCATTGACTTCTCGGGCATGAAGTGTGTATACTTTAACAAACTAAAGCGTACATGGGATCAGCGCATTCCGCTCTTGATAAGTACCCATGCCATGCTACACGGATCGGAAAAACAGCACATGCTACAACAGGCAGAAAAAGTAATCTACTACACAGCATCCACTTACAGTGAGGCCAAACGAATTGCAGGCTAAACTCGTAATACGTGATGAAGTGAATGTCAAAATTGAAGGATTGGAACTGGGTGATCGCAAGGCGCTGGTAAACAAATTCAAATATGAGATTCCCGGAGCAAGATACCAACCTAGTGTAAGGCTAGGGCGATGGGATGGCAAGGTTTCATACTTCCAACTCAGTGGCAGCACATATATAAATTTGCTGCCTGATATCTTGACTTATCTTGACAAGGAAGGATATGACATTGAAGTCGATGATCAAAGACCTTACAGCACCAACTTTGAATTTGGTACAGTAACTGAAACTACGTTTGCTAATCGCACATGGCCGCCAGGGCATCCCTTGGCAGGACAGCCCATCATGATTAGAGACTATCAAGTCGAACTGATCAATAACTTTTTAACCAATCCGCAGAGCCTACAAGAGATTGCCACTGGTGCTGGCAAAACTCTCATGACCGCGGCGCTGAGTGCAAGTGTGGAACCTTATGGTAGAAGCATAGTTATTGTACCCAACAAGAGCCTAGTGACACAAACCGAAGCAGACTATATAAACATGGGCCTGGATGCTGGTGTGTACTTTGGTGACCGCAAAGAGTTCGGTCGTACACACACCATATGTACATGGCAAAGCCTAAACATCTTGCTCAAGCAATCACAAAGCTACGAAGCAGAGATCACAATTGGTGAGTTCTTGCAAGATGTTGTGTGTGTGATTGTTGACGAAGTACACATGGCCAAGGCAGATGCACTTAAAACCCTGCTTACTGGTGTAATGGCACGTATACCTATTCGCTGGGGCTTAACTGGCACAATACCCAAGGAAGAATACGCATATCAAGCTATTTTTTGCAGTCTAGGCACCATTGTAGGACGTTTAGCAGCCAAGGAACTACAGGATGCTGGACACCTAGCAAACTGTCATGTCAACATAGTGCAGTTGGTTGATCATGTGGAATATAACAACTATCAAACAGAATTAAAATATCTAGTAGAGACCGATGCTCGCATGGCCTACCTGGCAGGATTGATTCTAAAAGTTAATGAAACTGGAAATACCTTGGTCCTGGTAGATAGAATTGCGTCAGGCAAATTGTTGACATCGTACCTGGGAGACCGTGCAGTATTTGTATCGGGTGTAACTAAAGCAACAGACAGGAAAGCAGAATACGATGAAGTGGCAATCAGTACTGACAAGATTATTGTGGCAACTTACGGTGTGGCCGCTGTGGGTATTAATATCCCTAGGATTTTTAATATGGTTCTTTTGGAGCCCGGAAAGAGCTTTACAAGAGTTATACAATCAATTGGGCGAGGCATTAGAAAAGCAGAAGACAAAGACTTCGTCCAGATCTGGGACGTGACCAGTACCTGCAAGTTTGCCAAACGACATTTGACAAAGAGAAAAAGTTTTTACAAGGAGGCTAGTTACCCCTTTACAATAGAGAAAGTGGAATGGCAATAAATGAGAATATTAACCTTAGACAACAACACAGCATATGAGATGAATGAAATTCCCGATGAAGTGGATGACATGCGTTTCTGTGTGCTGGACAACAGTGACCCGAAAGATCCAGATTATTTTTACATACCTTTGATCTTCTTGGAGAGCTTTAACAGCCCTGCGCTGGTATTAAAGATTGGAGCACACACTATCAAGATGCCAGTGGATTGGCAAATCTTGATTGGAGAGAAAGACCTGGGTGACTTGGAAGTTGTACCTTTTACCAGTATCAATGATCGTGGATTTAGTGCATTTGCATTCAACCCAATCAGTAGCTTTAGACCCGAATTCTTTCCCATTGAAATCTTAGACATATATCAAGACGTCAAATGGTATTTCCCAAAACTCAAACCCGGCCAGATGTTGGCCATCCCCCTGGAAGCCAACACACCAGGCAGTTTGTGTGTGTACTGTGTAAAAGAAATCAGTCGAGTAAGTGAAGTGGTAGATTTCAGCAAGGCTTGGTGATGTATGGGCAGTCTTACTCCGGGCAAAAAAATGATATACGAACGTGTCAACGACGTGGTCTATTCTCGAGAAGAAGGTGCAGACCCCAGCTCACGACAAGAAGTGGGCTGGAAACATGATGCCAGGACCAGCGATGGTCGTCCCTTGCATGACCATATTATGGACAGTAAACTGTGGGGCGAAATACATCGCAAGGCAAAAACCCACCCTGGCTTGCGCGACGAACTAGAACGTGTTATAATGTTCTATAGATTGTTGGAAGAAGCTGAAAGCAACACGGTAATGCACCATCCGGTATAAAGGACCATATGAGTACTGAAGAAGATAAATTCAAGCACAGCAAGCGTTTGTTGAAAGACGATGCACATATTGCCAAGCAGTTAAAGATTGCCAAGGCACACGGATTTCCGGTCAAGAACGACGAAGCACATCGCTTGCATAAATTAAGCGGAACCACCTGTGGCGATTCAAACTGTGTAATGTGCGGCAATCCTCGTAAGTTTTGGGGAGAACCAACCCAGCAGGAAAAACGTCTATTCCAAGATGTAGAGAAAGTAACTGACAAACACAGCAACGGATTATCTCCAGAAAAAAATGAGTGATAAACTAACTATCAAAAGTGAAACAGCGGCATTGGATCGCAAGGACCGAGGCTTTTATGATGACCTCACAGACGAGGAACGTAAAAAGTTCAGCCCTTATCTGATGTTGCGTTACAGTGCCTGTGTGGAAGGCAGTCCCGACTTGCAGGCCTGGTACTTACGTGCCACCAATGAACGTGTGAACCGGAACTTCTTTGATGTCAACACCACACAGCATAAAAAACTACAGTGGTTGATCTGTACCACAGCAAGTCCGGGCATGGGCACACAAAGACATTATTGGTTGGCTGGCAAAAAGAAAGAAAATGACAACAGGGCCAAAAAGTTTTTAACAGCATTGTACCCCGACTTGAGACCAATTGAGATTGAATTACTTGAACAAATCAACACCCGAGACGATCTTAAAAATCTGGCTAGAGAACACGGCTGGGATGACAAGCGAATCAAAGCCGAGCTATAAGTGTCGTTATTGCGAACGTTCCTACGCCAAAGAATCAACTTTGGCAGCGCATCGGTGTGAGAGCAAACGTCGTTGGCAACAA